TCTTGTTATCTGATCCGATGTACTCATCGCCTGGTTTTTGGAAAACTGTAAGTGATGGACCAGCATACATTGTAAGACCAGCAATATCCTTACCACGTACTGCGGCTTGGCCATTTAGTACATTTTCTTTAGAGATATGTTTGTTCTTCAAACGATCTTTAGTTGCCATGTTTAGGAAGTCTGTATTAGCAGTACGACCTGTACGACGCATATCACCTTGAGTTGTGCCACAAGCTTTATTTTCTTGAATATGCTGAGTTACCAATAAACCAGAATCCATAATAGATCCTTGAAGGACTTCAGACAAACGAGACGCACCATAATCAGAACGCATATCAGAACCAACAATTGTTACACCATGTTCGATAGCAAGCTGTTCTAATTCCATAGCATCTTTAGTAGAAATATAAGTTGGCATACAGTTAACAACATGAACACCGGATCTAATAGCATTTTCAATGTGCCATCTGGCAGCTTCTTCTGAACCTACTGGCATATAGTTAAGTAGGACATCAACATTACGAGCTTTAAGAATATCACGGTATTCAGAAGCAGTAATTGGAGTTGTTTCTGTATCTTCCAAAAACGTAATAGCTTTATCTAGATCATGCATGTGAGGCGCGATACCATCCAACGTAGGCGAACGATATACAATCGACTCATTAGCAATACAGCTCATGTCATGACCTGGAGGAAATACTTCCATGTTACAATTTGGTTCTGCGTAAATTGCTTTATTTAGCCGTTGACCAACTTTACGAGAATCAACGTCAAAGCCAACCACGAAGTTAAAATTCGGAGCTGAATAACCACCAATGTCTTGAAACATTAGGCCAATTGTATCTTCTGGATTTTCGTTATAGTATTGAACACCTTGAACCAGTGCAGATGAACAGTTGCCAACACCGGCAATTGCGATATTAATTTTAGACATTTATGTTTCCCTTTATTTCAGTTTTTTAATGTGAGGTTGACTGGGTTTTAATCAGAGTAGCTCACCGTTTGTTTAAGTAGTTATAAGGTATATTATATCACACTTTTGATCAAATGTAAAGGGAAGATGTAATATTATTCAATAAAAATATCAATCCAATACCATTAAGTAATATAAGAGCTCTATCCTGCCAGAGAATAGACACCCATAACCATAACATAATTCCAATAGCAGACAAAGATAGATCTACAAATTGTAGACCATCAACGCCTCTAATAGACATAGCGGCTAGAACAAAGACTGAAGCTACCCACTTTACGTACCAATCTAACGTTTTCTTATTTTTCACTGGTTTCATAATCAACTACCTTTTTACATTGTTCAAAACTTCTCATACTATATCTCACGCCATATAGATCATCAGTGTTTTTTACTGAAACTGCTAACCATATCAATAATAAAGTTCTTAATAATAATATACCATTCTTTCTACTCACTATCTCTCCTGGGCACCATTCATTCAATTATTTTGCTTGAGGAATGAAACTCAAGGGCCGAGTGCACCACCTATTGATTGAGGCAATAGGACCTACTGTGGAGTATACCACTCTAAAAGTTTGCGATGTGCTGCAAGTTGTTCAGTGTAAACTTTAAGATCTTCAGGATGAGCAGATTCAGGGTTCTGCATATAACCTTCTAGATCTTCTATAGCAATGTTTAATCTTGCTAAAAATAAGTCATCAACAAAATCTTGATACATATCAATTTTTATAGATTGTTTACCATCTTTATCTGTTACTAAATTCATAATCATTACCTTTTATTTATTTATATAAAATTGGTGCGCCCTTCAGGATTCGAACCTGAGACCCTCGGCTTAGAAGGCCGATGCTCTATCCGCTGAGCTAAGAGCGCGTGATGTAGTCTTGTACTCTATCCATGTCCAAGTGGTTTTCAATATATCCAATTGAAGTATTACAAGGGTGACATAGAATAGCTCTTACTTTTCCTGTTTTGTGGCAATGGTCAATATAACCAGAATTACTTTTATTGCCAATAAACATTTCTACCTCTTTATCACACAACTTACATTTTCCGTTTTGGCTTTCATGTAGTTCAAGTTGTG